CAAGTGGTTTTAAATATGTTTCAGTAAAACAAGAAGTTGCGGTATGTGATTCAGCGTCATTTGCAATAATAATTGGGTTGATAAGTAATGATAAGAAGTAAGGTTGGAAATCTTTTTTATATAGTGTTATGTCTTGATACCAACTATCTTCATATTTTATATATAATTGTTCACATATAATTGCACTTTTATCTTCATTATATAACCATATTGAACATCTATCCGCACTTATTGATTCAGTAACCTCTTTAGTTAATACTTTTGCCCCTTCTGTTGTATTACCTTCATAAAATAAAGGGTTGTGTGATTGTGATATTAAAGTTTCGTTTAATTTTTTAATATAGTTGGAGTGTTTTTTTCCTTCTTTATTTTTTTTTAGGTATTCTAAAACAACCACCGCAAAGAATGGTATAAAGGCCAAAAAACAAGCATAACCAAAATAACCAATCTCATCGATGTACTTAATAAAGTTGAACACTAAAAGAGATTGTGTGGTAAAAAAAGTGACCATTACGGCCAACGATATAATTAAAGATATCTTAGATAATTTAGTCATATCAATAAATATGTAGAAACTCTTTACTTTTCAAAATTCATAATATTTATATTGAAAATTAATTATTATGTATACAAGAGAACAAATTGAAGCGGCCGTAAAGGCTAAGGGGTATGTTTGGTTTGAAGATACCTCAAACAAAAGTTACGATGTGAATATCGTAGGAGTAAGAAATAACTCACCTTCAGTTGCAAAAAAAGTAACAAATGTGTTTGATGATCACCTTACACTTTCTTTTAAAGACGAGAAGGGTGTTTGGCAATTTTATTGTTGGATGGCGACATGTGATCCAGGTAAAAAAGGTGTTCAACAATTTCATAACAAGAATGGTGTAGCAAGATTAGTACCAGGACAATACAGAGGTGTATGGAAAATTGATTTACATCAAGGTAAATATGAAGCGCTTTGTCAAAGAAATGGTAACGTAACTGTTTGGAGAGACGCAAACAAAGACTTAATTTTTGAAGAAACAAAAACAGATACAGGTATGTTTGGTATTAACATTCACAAAGCAGGTCAAGATTCTCAGTGGGTTGAGAACTGGTCTGAAGGTTGCCAAGTATTTAAAAGAGTAAAAGACTTTGATGTGTTTATGTCTTTATGTAAAAAGGCTTCAAAAATTTGGGGGAACAAATTTTCGTACACACTATTAGAATCTACAGATATTAAATAATGAATAAAAAAAGATTTTTTACTTTATTAGAATCCAAATCAGGAGATGTTAAACCTTTAATAACCGAAAATAAATTAAAGGATGAAAGTTATTTACGTAAAAAACAAGAACTTTTAGATTTTTTATTTACGGTTAATCTAACAACTGATGGTAGTTCCCAAAAAATTGATATTAATAAAGACGGTGAAATGGATAGCGAATTAATGACATTTACCACAGGTAATGTTATTTTGTATTTAGGTGTTTGCAATTTTTCTAATGGAGATCTAAAATATCTTTGCTTTATAAAAACAAAACCTGATTACAATACCATTTTAAAACCAACTTTTGTTGATACGTTAGATGATCTTGAGTCTGAGATTTTACCATATGTTGAGCAGTCTTACGAAGACACAAAACTTGATTATCTTGGGGTTAATAATCAAAAAGAATATGAACCATCTAAAAATGAATATAATGATCTTTTAAATCAAGCAATAGATAATGAAGATTGGTTAGAAGCAAAAAGACTTCAAGATAGGTACGGTAATTTATATAGATAAAAATTAAGGGACTTAGGTCCCTTTTTTTATCTTCCTTTATAAGACAAGTAAGATATTACCATAATACCAATTATAACGATTGGGACTATAAATGCTACGTAGATTTCCATAATGTTTTTTTTAATAAATAATAAATAAAATACCCAAAACTATACCAAATGAGCGGGGCTTGTCCCATAATGAACAAACCCCACAATCTTTTTATTTAAACCAAAGGTGTGACATCTTTTGAAGAACTTGAGTGTTACCTTCCCAAGATTTAATCTGAGAATTAGGTACCCAAAATTCCATCTCTCCGATTTCTTCAACACGACGAAGATACTCTTCACGGAATTTATCAGCTTGACTTGCGTCTGTGATGTACTCAACACCCATGTGTTTTGCACATGTCTTACCCATTTTAGTCAACATTGAGAACTCGTCAGTAAGAGTTTTTGCACAACACATACAAACATCGCCACGTTTTACGGTCATTTTACCTGAGAATTTAACCGCTTTTGCCGAGAAAGACAAAACTTTAGTGATATCCAAAAGGATAGGGTTAAAATTAAGGCCATATTGTTCTTTAAGTTGTTGACCGATTTTTCTACCAACTTTGATAGTATCTCCGATCGCAGGAACGTTAACTTTGCGAACAACAGTTTTGTTTTCTTCTTTGTTGATTTGATTCAATCCGGCAGAGATCTGTTTTTCAGAAAGTTTACCGTATTGGTTAAGTTTGTTTTTAAGTTCAATAACAAAAGAGTTAGGACCTTCATAAGAAGCGATTTTTTTCATGTCGTCAGTCATTTCAACTGATTTTGCTTCAACAGGGTTGTTAAAGATTCTTTCTACCGCAGATCTTTGATTAACTGTTAAAGAACCGTATTTACTGATTGCGTCCTTCATTTTCAAGATGAAAAAATTTTTACCGTTGTAGTTTCTTACTTGAGTTGTGATGTCTGTTGTCATATCCTTATCGTTTTTTATTTAAACAAAGATATAGGAAATTATTAAATTGGCAAAATTTTTTTTAAAAAAAATGGTAGCCCCACCTAGAATCGAACTAGGAACTAATCTTTAGAAGAGATTCGTTATATCCATTTAACTATGGAGCCATTTTTAATATAGTAATATTTTATTAAAAAATAAATATAATTTTGTGGTCCTAGCAGGACTCGAACCTGCGACCTTCGCGTTATGAGCGCACTGCTACTAACCAACTGAGCTATAGGACCTTTGATGTCAGGGTGGGATTCGAACCCACAATGAGCAACCTTATAACTTCTCGTGTCCAAATTGTTCTTGGACCGTGGTGTCTTTAGGACTTGGCACCGTGCCGCATTACACTCCTGACAAACAACGACTCTTCAGCCTTCTACTCCCAGCACCGAGGAATTGTATATAACTTAGCCCGCCTCACCGCTGTGTGGGAACTGAAGTTTATCGTCTTTTTCTTATGACAAACATAAATAATATAAATAATACTAACAATACTGGTGTCATAATTTTTAATTTAAAAAAGGTGGAGATTAGCGTCAAACATAAGATCACCCCTATGTCTCGTTTCATTTGTCTTAGGCACTCCACCGTTGTAAGTTTCTCTTCTCTTACGCCCCCATTCACGGAATTTTCCCGAATATCCCAATGGTTGTTGCTATACTACCAGGAATCAAGCAACTGATTGTAGTCAGGACAGGATTTGAGCCTGTATAATTAGCTTACGATTATCTAATTACCCACTTTTACAAGCAGTTCGGGGTTGCGTCTACCAATTCCGCCACCTGACTATATTTTGGCGGCTCCAACGGGACTCGAACCCGTACCACACGCCGTGACAGGGCGGTATTGTAGCCATTCAACCATGGAGCCTTTTATTTACTCATACAAATATACAAAATTTTTTCCGTATTTAGATTCAACATATTCAAATTCTTTTTTTAAATCTTTACGAAATAAAACCTTTAAATTTTTAATTGTATTAAGTTTTATTTTTGTTTGTTCGTTTACATAACCTTTTATTTCTATAATTTCTCCGTCTTGGATAAAATCCGGAATATAATTCCTATTTTTACCATTCCAAAAATAACTATATTTTTTGGTATTCCTTTCAAATACTTTATTATGTTCAAGTTGGTATATAACCCAAGCTAGTTCATAACTACTATCACACCAATATCCTTTATACCAACCACTTTTACCAACTCCCGCACCTTTTCTAACCCCACCGGATGACTTCAACCAACAATCTGGATGATATTTTTTTGGTGTTGATTCCCAATGTTCAATATCTAAACCACAATGTTGACATTTTGACTTGATCGTTTTCCAATTTTTACCCTTATTCCAAGGATCTTTTCCTTTGTTTGCAATACTTTTAATTTTTTTAGTTTCTTCACTAAAAGTTCTACTATTTGCACAACTCACGGAACAATATTTACCACTACCAAAAGTCCCATCGTGTTCTTTATTACATTTAATACATGTTCCCATATATATAAATATCACCGAACCCCTTTTTTAATCGTGTTTTAATTAAAATTTTTGTCACCCGTATGGGATTCGAACCCATGCTCTTCTCCGTGAAAGGGAGACGACTTAAACCGCTTGTCCAACGGGCGAAATATTTTTTAATTTTACATTTTATTTATCAATTTCATAATTTCATCAACAGTTTCGGTTACTCTAAACCCACCATTGTTGTGAGTGGTAACACCAAGGTTAGTATGCGCTTTCTCAGTAACTCTTCCGTACTCCACTTTTTCATCAATAGAATATAGGTGTCCGATGTGTGCAACGTTTACCACTATTAAATTTCCTTTCATATTTGTCAATTTGATAAATTTCATACTTTCCTTATTTGTCTTACAAAGATACAGGTTTATTTTAATCTACCAAATCTTTTTTTAAGTTTTTTCTTTAATATTTTTACAAAATCAGATTTAAAGTTAGTTCTAACAAATTTAACTTTAGATGATTCTGAAGTACCTGATAAAACTTCTCTCATCATTCTTTCGTTTTTAATTGTTTATTTGGTGGACACTGTGGGAATCGAACCCAAACGATCTGATTGCAAATCAGTCGACCTGCCGTCGGCATCAGGCCCATATTGGAGCAGGTACCCGGAATCGAACCGAGATCTTCTGATTGGAAGTCAGAAGTAATAACCGTTATACGATACCTGCTTATTGTACGGACGGAGGGATTCGAACCC